GTTGCCAGAACCATTTCACCCACACTTGGTTGTCTGGCAACTTGCTTTGCTGAACGCCGCTTTTTATTTTTCTTTATCGGAAATAACTTGCGGTATTCAGCAATGCTGACTGATGACATCAAGCACCACCTTTCAGCAAATGGTCCAATTGATTAGCAAAGCAGTTATAAACTCGCGCTTTATCCTGATCACCTAAAAGGCTGGATGAATGAGCATCTTGTTTATACTTCTGAGCCAGTTTTTCAATTGACTCCCTTAGTTCAACCAGAGTGCTTTGCTTTTTACCGCTGAGTGGTTCAATTGAGCGCGATACGTGGTCAGCCATTTCTTTTTCCATATGATCGAAGTAACTTTGACGTGCTAAATCTCTCGACTTGATTAGCTCTGGTGAAATAAGCTTTTCCATTTCACGGCGTTGCGCTTCAATCCATTTACTGTCCATTATTTAAGCCCTCTACATTTAAAATCGCGCTCTGCAATTCATTCATCTTTTGAGTTATCAAAGCGCCTGTTCTTGGATACTTATTTCTTAATCCTCCATTCAGCATGAAATAACGCCTCATGTAAGCCTTTGCTTCTGGAAGACCACCATACGAATTAATTAATTGCTCAGCTTCACAGTGGTTGCATTTATGCATTTTCACTATCCCCGTATATTGATTCGTAATCGCGGATGTATCGCTTTAAATCTTTTATGTGCTTGTCTCTTTTGAATGGAGCTTCAAAGTAAAGCTTCTTGCATCTTTCAATGCCGCCCCATCTGCTTACATAACCCAAAGACTCCACCAGACGCTTGAGTTCAGAAAGGTCTACAAAATACTTTTCTCGATCAGCCTTGCTAATCTCTACACTTTGACCACATTGGAACTCGAAACCTTCATTCCATTCAGTTGCGTTAGAAGGTGCTGAATCTACGATTTCCTTCGCGTATTGCAGTCCTTTATCTCTAATCAATTTAGATGCTTTCATGCATTCGCCCCATCAATTAGCTGAAGAATATTTCTAGGGATTGGCATACCCTCCCGACGGCACATCTCTGCGTATTCGTGTGGATTATCGAAAGGATCAGGGCCCAACTCTTTTATAAGCTCAGGCTCTTTTTCTTTTGCCTCAAGTTTTTGAACTGGTGCAGGTTTACGACCATTGATTTTTAATCTTTCCATCAATGATTTGAGATGCTTTTGAGCCTCGTCATTGCTCACAGGAACGTGTTTAGGTTCTTTGTGTTCTAGTTGTAGCGGTGGAGCGTAAAACTCTTGCTGACGACCTTTCAATTGAGCTTTAGCCACCATCACGTTGTAGGTTCCGAAGAAATTATCTTGAGCTGCTCGCATTTGGCCGGCTTCGATCAAATACATCACTTCGTCTAATGCATATTTTGTAATTTGTGTAATAACCACGGTACTGTCAGTCGTAAACTTACATGCACGTGACCAAGCTTCCTCTGGAGACATCCAACTTTCACCAATACACCAGGTGCGAAACTCAGCAAATGACGGCATAAAACGTCCACCTGCTGTAAGTAATCGAGCAAGTGCGTTGTTAAATTGGTTTTGTTGAACGCCAACCAGTGTTTTAAGTGCGATTTGCTCAACCACTGACAGAGGAATTGCGCTTTCGCCTGTTGCTGGAAATTGCTTATTGAACTGAGCAGCGTAAACAGTGCGAAGAGATGCGATTAATTGACGCACTTCGTTCAAGGTAATCTCATGCATGACCTACCTCCTCAATCATTGGAAACTTTTTTGCTGGGGTTACATCCACGATTTGAGATTCGCTCTGTTCTTCAAAAAGATTAGCGAAGTAACCCGACTCTTGTGGTTTTTGACCAGCTGAATTGATTTGCTCTTGTTTCTTGCGGTTAGCAGCAACTTGTTTCTCGTTGTTTTGAACCCAAGAGAACCACTTAACCAACCAGATGCTTGGTGTATTCAATGAACTAGATTCGTTTGCAAAGTACCAGTCACCGAAATTTTGAATCATGGTTCTCAAGTCGATTTCAGGTACAGAAACAAATCTTTGTTGAGCAAGTGAGATGAAATCGTATTGAAACTCGCTGTATTCAGAAATGAATTCACGCATTGAGTAACGCTTGTGATCATCGATCTGATACTGAGCAAATTGGATTGGTGTAAATTGCGAATTTTCTTCACGCGCATTACTACTACTATCTATATATTGGTTATCGGTTAACGGTTTATGGTTAAGGTTTTTTTGGCTTTCACTTTCAGAACCCAAAATTAACCCACTGGGTTTTTGTGGGTTTTCAGAATTAACCGAGTCGCCTTCACTTTGGTTTTCTTTTGGTTTTTCCTTACGTGGACGCCCACCTTTCTTACCATTTTCACGATTTTTATCCCCTACTTTTTGATAAGCGGCGATTTCTGAATCACAACGTTTGTTGTGAAACCCGTCTTCCTCTTCCACAAAAAACTCTTGCAGCACAATTAATACTGCATCCCTTTCTTCTTGGGTATTTGCACGTAACCGACGAAAAACCGACTGGGTTTCTTTGGGTAATGGTTTTTCATTCAAATAATAGAAATCGAGAGCACGGCGATAAAAGCACTCTTCAACTGGGCTAAGGTGCGCTGTAGCAACCATAAAGTCGCTGATATGGTGGAGATATTTATACATCAGTGACTACTCCTAATTTTACAAGACCGCGCATTTCCAACTGACGAATAATTCTTGGAGGAATAAATTCGTTGTTGATTTTGTAGCGAATACGAGACTTTTCTTTCACCTGAATTAGTTTGTGCCCATCCTCCATGAGACGGCGAACTGCTATAGCCTGCCCCCCCATATGGGTTAATTCTTCAAGTTGATAAAATCTTTCCTGAGCCTCAATTGCGGCATTCATAACTGAAAGTGGCATAGCTGCTAATTCTTTAGCCGAATAGATCTTTACTGGTTGTTCCAGTGGAATTACCACCTCAAGCGGTGTGGTAGAAACGGAAATATCCTGTTTTCTTTTTGCTGCATATCTCACTTTTCACCATCCTTTGGCTTAACATAACCTCCAAAAGAATCAATCAAACACGCCTTGGTTAAGCTGGTTACAATCTGCTGTGCTAACCACTGCGTTATGCGAAATTGACGAGCCATAGCCTCTGAAAATTCAACTTTGGTTACCGCTGCATTATTTTCGTCATAACCTTTGTTGCGTAAATTTTGCTTTTTCACCTCAAACAGGTGCCCAAGTACTCGCAATGCAGGTTCATAAAAAGATTGGATTTCACTTTGCTGACGAGAAACTTTGATTTGCTGTGTAAAGCTGTTCATGACACCTCCGCTAATGCTTGCTCAGCGCTTGTTAGTCGGCGTTTGGCGTTAAGTTCAGCAACTGTTGCTGTTCGTATTTCTTTTGATGAAACCAGAAACAAATGATTTTGTGATTTGATAGTCCATAAACTAGTCAGGGTTTTATTTTTGACTTCAAACAAATCATTTGATTTAAAACTTCGACACTCTTTAGTAAGTACTACAACGTCACCCACTAAAAATTCTGGCTGGTTGCGTTCGGTTGTTTGATTTGATAAATTAGTTTTATTCATTTGATTCATCTCGACTGAATGCCTATAAACCACTCCTGTTTGCGCAGGTAGTGGTTTTTTAATATCCAAGTTTTTCCTTTTGACCACTGATTTCGTCATGAAATAGGTCATCAACTGTTTCTATACGGTTCATCCAACTTTTAGACATGACTAAAAGTGCAGCAACACGTTCCTTATCAATGCTCTGGTAATCTTTAGGAACGACTTTTAATCCAAGCAAACTCAATAGCTCGCAAAACATTTCAATCTCATTCAAACCATTGTTTTTCTTGTCTGTTTTAAGCCGAGTAATAGTGCTTGGATCAACCTTTAAATGTTCAGCAATCTCTTTTTGATTGCTTATATCAAGGCCATGCAATATGCGGGATACGCCATTTCTGGCACTTGCAGAAATATCAACTGATAATTTGCTCATCTTGTTACCTAAGCCACTTGTTTGGTTTTGCAATGCTTTTTCCAAAGCTTTTGTAATTTGGTTGCAATTTCATGCGATAAGCGTTTACCACATACCCCGCGCTCTAAATCACTAACGTAATTCTGTGAGCACCCGATCTCGGTACCAATTTGAGTTTGTGTTAAGCCCTTTTCACGCAAATCTGAAATCATGTTTGGCCATTGATTCATGCGAAGCTCCTATATTTTTAGGTGAATATATAGGTTTTCCGATATTTTAACAATAGCCAAAGCGATACTAATTTGTATCAGAATTCCGATATACGTATTTAAGGAAATACATATGGCTACTTTGGGTGAAAACTTAAAAGCAATACGAAAAGCAAAAAAGATGACTCAAAAAGAGTTAGCTCAGAAATCTGGTGTAAAACAATCTGTAATTTCTGATCTTGAAACAGGAAATGCCAAGTCGACAGGTTCAATACTTGAATTAGCAAATGCCCTTGGGGTTACAGCTGAAGAATTAAAAAAAGGTGTAGTTGGGGAACTTATTACCACCAACGTTGTGCCAGTTCAAGCTCGAATGGCACCCGTTTTATCTTGGGTACAAGCAGGTAATTTTACTAATGTTGAATCAGTAGATATGTCTCAAGTTACGGAATGGTTCCCTCTCCCAGATGATTGCGAAAAATGTTTTTATTTAAAAGTACGTGGCGTAAGTAATGAACCCGATTTTGTAGAAGGTGATTATATTGTTGTAGATCCGACAGTATATTATTCAGATATGCAATCTGGAGATATCATTGTCGTCCGTAAAGACAAAGATGCTACTTTCAAAAAACTGGTTATTGAATCTGATGGAACAAGGTATCTAAAAGCGATTAACCCAAATTTTCATCCCAATATCATTCCAATTGACGAAGATTGCTATTTTATTGGTCAAGTAATAGATTCATTGAGATATACATACCGTGGAAAACGAAGAGTAAGAAAGAGTTAAGATGAAAGTTTTTAAAATAATTTTGTTATTGCCAGTCTTAGTTTTAACTGGATGTTCAGACACTATTAGCCGAGCTGAACATGATGCTATCGTGTATGAGAAAGATCAGAAAATTGCTGAATTAGAAGAGCATATTGCTGAGTTAGAAGCTAAACTAGAGGAAGTAAACAATCAATTTGAGCGCTTTGAAAATGAAAAGTGGCGTGACGTCGTTCCAGATGTGGATAATGCTCTTGATGACTTAAATAGTGAAGTTGAAAATAATCCTTCATCAAACTACTAACAGTGCTAGACCATAAATATCAATTAAATAATTTTAATTAATCCCCCCTTGTTAAAGTGATTTTTGTGTTTCAAGAGATCAATATCGGAATACCAGTAAAAATATCGGAATAACTATTGACTACAAATATCGGAAATGCGATATTTGTCTCGTAGACAACAAAAAAGCACACCGCCCCTCCCCAGGTCCGATGTGCTTTTGCAAAACTGCGAGATCAATTATGAACGTAAAAGCTCCTCCTTTCAACTCATTTGCATTTGTCAGCATGGCTGCTCTTGCAATCTCTGGTGGTTCTTTAGTTGCTTGCCAATTGCAACCAGCTTTCCAAACAAAAGACGCACCTACTCTTTTTACACCTAAAACTCAACCAAGTACTTACAGCGTGTTAACCGCAAAAATCACAGGTAAGCATTCTGGAGTTGCTGTAATTAAATTAGATAGCTTCCGTTTAAACGTTAGCTTTGATTTTGAAGCTCATCCAGACAGCTACGGCGTTCCGGGTTCTGAATTCACCACTGTTGATATTACCCAACTCACAGTAAATGAAATCACTGACATTAATGGTAAGTCATATAACGATTTCACCGAATTTGAAGACATCCGCAACATCAATAGCCTTCTAAAAGGCTTCATCGAACGTAACAAGTTGGTGGAGGCAGCCTAATGAAAGATTACAACTGCCCTACTTGCAAGAAGATGATTCCTGTTGACCGTTCAAAAATCAAAGCTGGTGATGAGGTTTCATTTTGCAGAGTAACCCAATCTTCTAAATCTGCTCGTTTTTCTTCAAAAGAAGGAATTGTCGATTGCCGTGAAGGTGATGTGGTTTTAGTTAAATATCGCAAAGAAATTATTCCTTTAAATATTAAGGACGTCTCACCTGTAGATGCTCCTAGCCCGCTTACGTATGCCTTTGTTGGTGCATGCGAATGTAAGGAGGCTGAACATGTCTAATTTCAAAAAGCACCCTGACGGCTATAAGTCTTTTTTAGGTCGTGATGATAAAGGGCTGTATTCAGTTCGCATCGGCTGGCAAGTGTACGCATCTAATGCTAATGGCTCAGTTCTTTACAAAGTTAAAGACGGATTTAAGACGCCTTTAAATGTGTTCAGGTTCCAAACTGACTATCCAAAAGTTTGGAATGAACTCACACAAGAAATTGATTTTCAGCGCAGAAAGCAGCTCGCTATAAAACTGCGTGAAACAAATATCCCTACCTATGACCGCAAAGCTTATAAAACTAAGCGCGGCTTCACTGGCTCAAGATAAGGATAATAAAAATGGCTCTACCGATTATTACTGCTGACCAAACTTTATTAGTTCAAGCAATTATTGTGTACCTATACGCTGATCCGGGTTTAGGTAAATCATCGATGGGCTTTACTGCGGAAAAAGCAATTTCTTTTGACTTTGACCGTGGTGCTCACCGTACTGGTGAATTACGTCGAGGTGCGGTTGTACAGGTTCAACAATGGAGTGATGTTGCAAACCTTACGCCGCAGGACTTAGCACCCTATAAAACCGTAGTCATTGATACCGTGGGTGCAATGCTTGAATGCATTAAAACCCACCTGTTACTTACGGCAAATAACCGTCAAAAAGATGGTTCTTTAAAGTTAAAGGCTCAAGGATTAGCGAACCAAACGTTCAAGCAATACATCAATACTTTGATCAGTTTAGGTAAAGACGTTGTTTTCATTGCACACGCTTCAGAAGATCAAAACGGTGATCAAATTATTTACCGACCAGATCTAGGTGGTAAAAACCGTAACGAGCTTTACCGTATCGCAGATGTGATGGGTTATCTAACAACTGTTACTACAGGTGAAGGTAAAAATGCCCGCGTTATTAATTTTAAACCCTCGCCTACACATCATGCGAAAAACTCAGGTGCTTTAGGTGGTGAAACTGGTGAAGTATGGGTACCAGATCTTAAAGCACATCCTACTTTCTTGGCTGACCTGATTACTCAAGCTAAAGATCACATTAACACCTTAACGCCTGCACAACTTGCAGCAGCTAAAGCCCAAGAAGAGCTAGAAAACTGGAAACAAAGCTGTGAAGAAGCTGAGCATGCAGGTGACCTTAATCAATTAACTGAGTCGCTTGATAAAGAACATATGTATTACCAGAACATGCGCCAAGCAATGTTAATGAGGGCTAAAGCATTGAATTGCACGTTTGATAAGCAACGTGGCACTTGGATTAGTCCACCTGAATTTAACGGTATCTCAGATCAACAAAGAGATGAACTTCAAAACTTTATTGCTGAACGTGGCCTCGATGTAAAAACAGTTTGTGAGCACTTAGGTATCGATGCCCTTATCCAAATTGAAGCGGCAAAACTTAAGGCAGTTAAACAAGAAATTGAAACCTTAGCGAAAACGGGGATGACAGCATGAAAAATATTTTAACTGCTCAAGAAGCATTTGCAGCACTTCAAAAAGGTAAAACTGTTCTATGTCGTCCTATTGGAGACATGTTGGACTTTTCTGACTTAGATCAATTCCCCGCTTCTGTTTTTGGTAAACCGGGTTTTGAATTCTGCATCAAAATCGAAACTATTGAGCTGGCTGGCATTACATTCACAAAGCCATTAACTATTGATGAATATGAGGAGGGACAGGATGTTTTTGTAATTACTACATATTCGCCTTCTATTTACGTCGTGAATTTTAGAACCACCGCATTAATTGAATCTATTAATAGCGGCTTTGTTCAACGTGATGCAGAAAACGCCAAGCTTCAATTAAAAGCACTATCTAAAGCGTTAGGTTTTGAAGTTAGTGACGATTTTAGTGTTATTCGCCTAGGTGACGAACCAAAGAAACAGCGTGCTAAGAAATCAAAAGGTGCACAGACAGTAGTTGTAGAAAAGACTTCTGAAATTGTTGATGAAGTTAAACAACCTACAATTGTTATTACTGAGCAAACAAATGTAACTACTTCTAAAGACTCATTGGTGCAATCCGAAGATATTTCAGAAAATATAGGATCAGCTTTAGATAGTGCGATTGTTATTACAGAACAACCTTATGTGTCTTCACCTGAAGATTTTTTAACTCAGCCTACACCTGAGCAAGAAAAAAACAATGAGTATCAGCAAACCCTAGATACTCTTCTACAGCGTGTAAAAGAGTCAAAAACACCTGCAGAAGTAAATGCGGTTTATCGTTATACCCGCACATGGGATGACGAACAAATGAAG